CGTGAGCCTAGGTTGAACTCAGGCCAGTCGATACGACTAAAGGTGCCGTCGACTTGCGTCCATCGGTCGCCTAAGAACTTGAGCCCAACCGCAGAAAGCGAGCCATCTTTTTTGTACTTAGGTACGATCTCTTTAACGAACGTAGGTAACGGACGAAATTTCTCCTGTACGGCTTCTTCAAGATCATTCTGTTTCTCCTGTAGTTGTGCAACTAAGTCTGTTGCTTTGCGCTCATCTAAGAGCCACCCGTTAGCGATCTGCTGAACAATTGCACCCTGTACTGAGTGCTCAAGAGTAACGCTATCATCTCCAAACGGAGCAAGCTCTTGCTTGAGTTTCTCGTACAGGCATTCAGTAACCCTAACGTCCTGCTGACAATACTCCACCATTTCTGGCGTAAGTGCAGTCCAATCATGATAGTCTCCTTTTGGAAACTTGAGTCTCTCGCCCCATGCGGCAAGCGAGTGACCGCCTTCCAATTGTGGATTGTACAAACGTGACATAACTAATGTGTCGGTGACCTTACAGTTAATCACCACATTCAACAAACGCTCAACCACTGGAACGTCATAACGAATGATGTTATGTCCGATCACTTCTGTCACACCGTCCATAAGCTCCAACCACATTTCTTTGGTGGGCATCTCAAGTGTGTACATCTTGTCATCCTTGATGGCACAAATGCACCAGATGATAGATGGGTTAAGACCGTTGGTCTCTATGTCAAATACTAGCTGAGACAATTTCCACTCGCTCCATTGGAATCTGATAAAAGTATTCACCCTTGGCGATGTACTTGTTCGGTACCTCGACAGGAATCAAGTCGTCTATATCAGTGTCCCAGAATGTCACCGCAGTGTCAAGGTTCTTGTTCCAGATGAAGAACTTGGTCTTACCATCAAAGAACTTTTGTTTCCGCTGTGGTAACTGCACAGAGTCATACGGAAAGTCCTTGCCGTCCCAGACAATCTTGACCTCGCACTCGACGTTATACTCGCAGTCATCTAAAGGTGCGAAAGCGATTAAGTCTTGAGCGTACCGATTAGGGTGCTCACAGACATCAATGCCCTGCTTCTTTAGATAGGATGTAGTTGCCTCTCGTGCCTTCTGGTCGTATGCCTCATATAGAGACTTGTCGAATCGTTTCTTAGCACCCATCAAAACTCCTCTATGGTGTTTGCTTCATGGACTTCTGGCTTCTCGCCTCGCTCAAGGCGACCAGTGAGTCCGTTATAATACAACCACCCGGCGGAGCCTGTGATGCCTGTGCGACGACACTTGACGACCTGCACTTGTGTGCTGTTCCGTGCATACTCGTCTTCCGACATCTTGTCACGACTAAGCAGGATCGTATTAAACGATATCTGGTTAATGGAACCAGAGCCCTTCAAGTCGTACTCGTTGACGTTGTGAGGGTTGGTAAGGCTAGGCTTACGCATATGGCTCACGACAATGATCGACACATCAGTCTCCTTGGCGAGCTTGAGCAGTCGATCCATGAACTCGTCAATCGTCTCGTTGCTGTTGCTCGTCACTGCGGCCTGTAGTGGGTCAATGATAATCACATCACAGCCATTGCCCTTGACCATCGCACGGAGCTTCAAGAACAACTCGTCGGCATCGACAGCACCACTATGATCGAGCAGTAGAATCCGCCCGTCTGTGATGATCTCTGACCGCAATTGGTCGTAGTCGATGTTCGTCCGATCCTCAAGCGACAAGTTGTGGCCTGTGTGGATCGTGAGTAAGTTCTCAACAGCCTCACCGTTGGACGCCTCTAGAAACGCACAGCCAATCGTCTTACTGGTATTCTTCCAGAAGTGATAGGCGATCTCGTTGACCATTGTGGTCTTACCGACAGACGTCAGCGCACCGATAACGGTGATCTCTCCTGCGGCAATGCCCCCGTTCAACATAGAGTTCAGCATACCAAAGCTCTCAGGGAACGGAATAATCTCCTCAGTCCCACGCTTGATGAAGTCGCCCCAAGCGTCCTCTAGCGTAATGACTCCCGTCATGCGGTAGGCTTTGGCTTCCCACCATTCAGCAGTGAATTGCCTGACCTTGTTAGCCTTGAGATAGTCTGAGGCGTCCTTATAAGCCCCTAGCGTGACGATCTTAGCCTTGTTAGGGCTGAGTACCTGAGCGCATTTATCTGCGGCTTCCTTACCTGCGACATCATTGTCGAAACAAATCACGACATTCTCAAAGCCTTCAAGCCACTCTAGGTTTTGCTTGAAGTCCTTGACTGCACCCGACGCACCTTTGGACACAGAGACGACAGGGTAGCGAGACCCTAGCATCTCATAAGCGGCCAGAGCGTCTAGCTCACCCTCGACGACAGTCACGTATCGACCACCAGTTTTGAATAGCTGTTGACCGAATAGGACGTTGTTACGCATATCGCCACGAGTGCTGAACTCCTTAGTTTCGACTGTGCGAACCTTGGAGCCGATCAGCTTACCGTCTCGATCATAATATGGGTAATACTGCTTGCAGTCGTCTGCGGTGATCCCGTAGCGTTTCGCAGTGTCCAGAGAAATTCTCCGGTCTGTGATAGCCATAGGAGTTCCGTACAGTTCGACAGGCTTAGTATAACTGACGACGTTCGTCGCTTCTGACATCACGTTGCCGACCTCCTTGAAATATGATTGACAGTTAAAACAATAACCGTGGCCGTCTGAGTAAGTAGCGAGAGCATCACTGCTCCCGCACTTATCACACCCACGATGCTCAACGAACTCAGAATTGGCCGTCGTCGTCATCAATGGCGACCTCTCCTTTCTCGACAACCCGAATGGCTTGCATATAAGGTGTGCAACCGTGGACAGGGTGTGGGTTGCCTAAATTGTACTTGATGCGTACTTTGTCGCCCCAACGTACAGAGCCCTTTGACACTGGCTCACCATCGTTGTCAATGACCGTGAAGTCCTCAAACTTGGTCGTGAACTTACGCTGTGGCTGATCTTTGTACGTCTTGATCTTGACGCCCTCAGCCGCTAACTTTTCCGCTTCTGGCTCATCCAGTGAAACGACAACAGAGTATTTTCCTGTTGATTGTCCCATGTAAACCTCATGCTCTGTTAAGTTCGCAAATGCGACGGTTCCATTAACTACTGACATTATCTGACCTCCTTAGGTGCAGGTGTTGTGATTGGGACTTCCTGTAAGACAGCCCCTAGCTCTAGTATACGCTTTCCTGACAGGTTTGACAACAAAGCGTCGTATTGCGGTTCAGGGTCTTCAATCTGGTCAAAAACTCTGTTCCGTAATTCCATTATTATAATCGCTGTTGATACATCGTTCAACATATTTCGATCTCCTTAAGATATCTAAGGTATTCCTTAAGCTCTACCTTAGATATCTTACGTTGTTTAATATTAGTTTTCTTAATCTTAGTCCTAAGGTGTTTCCTAGGTCTGCTTAAGTAATACATGAGTATTATCCTATCACATTTCTTGATCGGTTACAATAGATACGACATCATTAATTTTTAGGTCGTCCTCTAGCTCTGACTGTCGTATGACTGTTAGACAACCACCACACAGGTCTAGAAACTCTCCTGTCTGTGGGTCTTTCCGTGTTGACTCAATGTCGGTCAACTCTACGTCGCAAGCTCTACATCTCATAAAAATTTCCCCATGATCCAAGTAAATATACCACCTAAGAACATTGCTCCCGAAATGACTCCAACCCATAGTAGTGCAAAGTCCTCAAACATTATCGTTTCCATGCTTTGATAGCCTCCTCTAGTCGTCTATCGTGTAGAGAGCCCGTAGGAGCCCTTGAAAGCTCCTGTGAGCGTCGTTTGTAATATTCTGATAGTCCCCTATTATTCTGCCAGTCGAACTCCTCAGAGAGAAATTGACACCATAGACTAGCGGACTCAAATGTGAGCCCTCCAGTCAGTAAGTCACGCTCCACTGGCGGTACTTTGTTCACCGTGTAACCCTCCAGTCACCAAAGTACACATCAACGTCCGCCTCTGTCTCAATCCAGACCTTTGCACCACATGACAGCGGTTTGTCAGGACTGTAGACAAGCTCTGAGTCACCCTTAATGACGACACGCTCGCCCTTCAGGTTCTCTTTGTAGGTCTTGACTGTGAACACGGGCAGGTCTTCACCTTTCGCATTCGCTCTTATGTTGTGTTGGTTAACGTGTATGCGCTTACGCATTGTCTTTCTCCTGTTCAAATCGTGCCTCGCCCTCTGCATCAGCACGTAGGGTCGCTTGGTATTCGTCCCATGACTCATCGGCTGTCGCTCCTGTGATCGTCTCGTAGACGTCGAACCAGACAGCGTCTGAGTGCTTCTGTTGGGTGATAAAAAAGATCACCTCGTCAATCACCCACTGAAGTTGTGGGTCATACTGTTGCTCGTGGTCAGTCATCATCTAGCTCCATCAATTCACTCTGGAAGTCCTCAACGTAGAAATTGACGTCTCGTTGTATATACCCTAGACCGTCGATTAACTCTCGATCAGGCGAGCCCTCATGGTGCCCGCTGTCATCGGTATAGCCTGTGATCTCCCAAGGGCTGTCACCATTGACAGCCGGAGTGATCGTGATTTGTAACGCTACGGACTCACCGTCACTGTATAGCGTCTCCTCTCTGTACTGTAGTGTTTTCACTGGTCTGGCCTCATGTCGTCCACATTGAATCCCTCAGCCTCTAAAGCCTCAAGGATCTCAGCAGGAAGATACCCGC